TCATCAGCACTCAATATCGTTGTGTTTGGATTGAATGCAATCAATGATGCCATTTGTGCCATAAGTCCCCTTAAAGAGTCCGCCAACCATTTGTTGTGGCGTCATCACTTTCTTTTAAATAAATTGCCGCATTTACTCCGGTCTCATCTGGAACGTAAAGATAAAGAGCGCCTCTAAATGCTGAAACTGTCGTTGATGGTTCTGATCCGTAATAAATTAATTCTTGCCAATCTTCCGCTCCGTTGTCGCTCCCCTTCAAATATAAAACTGGGATAGCTTTTGCTTGGTTATTTCCTTGTTGCGTGGTTCGAATATACAAAGATCCCTTGGTCGCTATGATATTTTTTTTAGGAGAGTTTAAACCGTAGAAAATTGGAGTTTCTTGTAAAACCCTTTCAATTTGATTAACACTATCGGCCAATTGCTTCACCATTTGAGCCGTGTTGTTCGTGTCTCCAAATTTTGTTACTTTTACCGTATTCATCTTACCCCTTTGATCTGAAATATCTTATCTAGACCGTCATAATAAATGCGAGTATTAGCAAAAGGGTTTAAAATCTTAACAGTCGACCATCTATGTATCCTTCCAAGCTTTGCGGATTGTTTGTTATCCAGTACGACTGGACCATCCCATAAAGCTACATCCCATTGAGCAACGTCCCATTCGGAATCACCACTGATTTCAATTTCAATTAAATCTGGCTCATTATTTGTTAAATCAACAAAATCATATCCAAAGCTTAGCCGTATGGTCGCATCTCCATCACTTGTAAAGCGAGGACGAATATATATAAGCCTCTTTGATAAAGAATCGTTACCATATGAATTGTAGGAATGGATATATTGATAATAGATGCCGCCAATCGTATATTGACTAGACCCATCAGGAGTATCAACCCAAGCAGGTGTGACGGTTAATGTGTCGCCTGTATTAGATGAAATTAATCTCGACTGACCGGCACCAGTTCCTTTCCAAGCTGTAACCCATAATCCAGTATATGTGTCAATGGTCCAAGATTGCGTTGAGTCTACTAATGTGGTCGTCGTCGCGCTAGTTGCTGTTGAATTAATAGCGGCACCGTCAAAACGACCTCTTTCAGCCTCAAAAATAAAACCATCTGATTGAGAGGTTAAAAGATACTTCACACTGTTTGATGCGGAATATCTGCAAACGCATCTAGTCGCGAAATTTGTATAAATTGAATAATTAGGAGTGACAACATCACCATCTAAAATAACGTTTGAAAGATGCAAGACGAAACAGATGTTATTAACATAATCATTTTGGCCTGCCTGCGTTACCCATAAAAGAATCTGGTTTAGCTTTTTGTAGTAAATCGCAACTGGGACAATTTGGTTTAGCCCTACCCCAAACCCATCAACATTGTATTCCGATAAAATTTGATTGTTAGAGTCAAACCACGCACTCAAAGGTTCGCTGATCTTTTGAATAATCTGGCCGTTAGTTCTGTAGTACCCATCTCTTGCTAGAAAATAACACCAATTGTCCTGAATTAGTGCCGCTCTATCAGACAAGCTTGTAACATTGTCATCGTTTGTAACTTCAGACAAAATGAAATTTGATTCGTTGTTTCCAGATAAAGTGAAGACTCCGCCATTTTCTCCAAATATAAAAACCAAATCGTAATAAGCTTTTACTGTAGTAACTTTTTCTCCAATTGAGAAATAAAGCTTATTAGCTTCGTCTAACTCACCTTGTGGGAAATACCATTGACCAGCGTTCCCTTGAAAATCATTTGATTTAGATATGAAAACTCTATCAGGAAAATCAGGCGAACCAGCAAGGATGATCCTATCTTTATATTTTTCTGTTAAATAACATTTTGGCGCCGCGTCATGATCGTATTCTAGCTCTTTATTAATCAAGACATCAACCGGAGTACTTATATTGTAAGTTGTTGTTGTGTTATCAGCCAGAGTTGCGTTCGCTCCCAATGTAGCCTTATAAAGAATCGCTCCATTTGGCCTTGTGACATAGACATTTCGACCATTCACCTGAGCATCAGGACTTACTGGTATGCTAGACAGTGCGATTCTGTTTCCAGCCAATGAAATACTAACAGTATTGCAAGGATTAGACTCTTGAATCTCACCACTTCCGTTATCTCTTAAAAAAGTAACCGAAACCTTATAATCTCCAGCGGTCAAGGTTCCGCCTGTTGTATCAGTTAAAGTTGGCGACGTGGTAGGTCTTGAGATAGAAAGTTTAGTTAAGGTTGTGCCATCATACTTAAATGCAAAATCTTGGCCATTGGTGGCTACGAGGTAATTAGTTTTGTAGAAATAGAACTCTTCAAAATCAAAAAAAGATCCAGTCAAAGAGGTGGTTAAGTCACTTGGAGATCCAGAAACGTAACTTTTTAAATCTGTTCCGCCCGCTAAAATTATCTTATCATCGAACTGGTAAGAGCTGTTAATATCATAACCACTGTCAATTTCAGTTGTATTGACACGAACGAAACCAGCTCTTTCCCGAAATGACCCCGTTGTGTCAAAGTAGCCATTTAAAGCTGAGTTTGCCTCATTAGCGGATAGCTGGGTTAGCGTTTTCTTAGTATTGAATCCTCTTAGATTATTTATTGATAATATTTGTGGCTGTAACATTTTTATTTTTTATTTTCATGGCCATCTATAACTTATAACCTGTGACTTTTTGAAAGATGCAATGCTGACTTTATCGCCTTGATTTCCACCAAGCAATAAAATTTTATCCTTGCCCTCATGAACAATAAAACCAACATGGCCGCTTTTCGGATTGCTACCTCGTGACAAAACCGCAATACAGAAAAAAGCCGGGACCTTAAGCTCTGATCCGTATTTAAGCCAAGATCTAGCCGCAGCACTTTTTGTTGAACCTTGCCCGGCTTGCTCCATGCACCAGACAACAAAACTTGAACACCACGGCACTTCATCTTCTGTAGCTCTCAATGTTGTCGCTTCATGATATTCAAGGATTCGGTCGTTATGTTTTGAACCCTTGATCTCGGAAACTCCGAGTTCTTTTTGAGCAATGGTGAGCCATGATGGGTAAAATGGCTCTATATGATTTGAATCATTCATATTGCTTTTATCCAGTCACTTTAAAATAAGCGATCCAGGATACAACCGATCCGGTTAACGCCAATAAAGCAGGGAAAGTAATCAAAAATGCAGTCTTAAAAATGGCGCCATCTCTTCTGCTAATTTCGTTTATGATCTTTAAATCTCGCTCTTTTGATTCCGACTCTATTCTTTTGGCTTCATTATTTATGAATTCCAGCTTTTCAAGAATAATATCAATTTTTGAAGTCATTTTTCTTTCAGAATCCAAAACTTGCGTTAAATCATAGCGAATAGACGACATCTTCTCATCATTATCTTTTGAACTATCCATTAATACCTCATTAATCTATAAAGCTAGCAGCTGGCCCAACATCATACGTGCCTAGTGGGCAAGTCCTTTTACTTCCTGAGCCTGTCCATGTATCAGTCCGGTTGCCAGTCCTCGAAGTGTTAAGAACTAAAGAGGCCGCAGTGGTAAACCATGATCCAATACCACCATTTGTTCCACCGTTGACAATGTCTACAGCAACGCCGAACTCAACAATTCTTGCACTTGCTGGCAAAGTATATCTTGCAAATGTGGCATTTGAAGTAGCGGCCACCGCGTCTATTTTAAAATCAATGTTTCGACCGCTTTGACTCCATTCCGAGGTTGCAACGGAAGGAGTTGCAGACCAGCCCGTCGGAGTAGTGACCCAAGGCTGCCATAACCCGTCCGCCGTTCTACCTTGGACCAATCGGTTCACTGTATAAACGTCTCCAGTGTCGTTAAAATCACATTCCGCAAATCCAATTTCAAAGCAGGTGTTAGTCGCTGAGGCAATTGCCGAGTTGCATAGAATTCCTTCTGGTGTTGTTACACTCGTAGCCGTTGCATTCGTATCTGTTGTCAAAACAGTAAAGCGACCACCTAATTTGGCCACTCCAATTTTTAGCGTCCCATTGTCGTTAATAATTAAAACTCGTCTATAAATGCTTGTTAAGTTACCAAGACCACCATCGCCAAAATGCGCTCCGGTTAAATCAATGGTAATATCAGAAGTAAGTGTGAGTTTGGTTCCATCAGGCATTACAAATGTTCCAGGATTAGAAGTGCTTAAAGCTGAATCCTCACCTGTAATCTTAATTGAGTCATTGGTTGTTGACGTTTGTGCGGACTCAATTTTAACGTTTGATGTCTCGCCTGGACTTATTGTGGTATCGTTTGGGTAATAAAACGGCATTATGACTCCTGGTATCCAAAATTTAAAGCAAGGCCAACTGCTGGGTCTGTGCCCCCTGTCGCTGTTGTTGTACAAGCGTAAGTGATCGCGTTTGAAAACGCGATAGGGCAGTCGACAAAGGTTTTGTCCATAGCTCCATTTGCTGGAACTAAAAAAGACAGTTTTGGCACTGTGGTTCCAACGGTCACATTAGCGACCTTCAAATCAAAAAACTGCAAATAAACGTCAACCGCATTTTTGTTTGATGATTCTATAAAATAAAGTCTTCCAGATTGTGTGATTACTGATTGAGCTGTATTATCCCCATCAGAATCAAAAACAGTGTTTAAGTTTTGCATAGTTTTTCCTTAATAATCTCCAAAAGGTTGCGCGTAAACTCTTTGTTGGCTTGGTAATTGTGTGTTGTTTATGAATCTTTGAAGCTGTTGGGAATAGGTGGCCACAAAAGGACCTGTATCAGCCCCACCACCAGCAATCATCTCCTCTTTTTCTTTTGCTTGAACGCAACAATAGGAAACTAAAATCTCGTGATAAATAATCTCGATAGATGGAACATCTGAATCGTCAGTCATTTCATCTGGCTGATAAAAATAAGTTAATCTAAGGTTGTTTAAAACTGTCTCGTCCGGAGTTGGCTCTAAAATAATATCGTCGCCAACAATCGAATAAGCATAAGAAAGCTGACTACCGACATCAGCATAATTTGAATTGGTCACAAGCGTATCATACCGCTCGTAAAACTTGCAAGGGTACCAGATACTACCGTTTAAATGCTCTAAAAGTCTAACACGGTTGAAGTCACTCGGAAGAGCGACCTCGCGCGTGTTTGCTGTCGTACCTAGTGTTGAATCAACTTTTAAAGACTTTCTATTTCCGGCATCAATAAGAATCTGCCACAAGTACATATAGCCTTGATTGATGTACTGAATCAGCTCGTCATCAGACCAAAGCCGTGGCGATGGCTCATCAAGTTTTCTTCTTGCTGCTGTTCTTATTTGGCCCAGATTCATTAGGTTCCTCTAAGTATTTTCCAATGAGGGATTGGATCTTCTTCAAGTCTCCATCGAAATCCTTCTCTTTGGATTTTAGAAAACTTGGAACCTTTTGTATCTTGTTTTGTTGAACGGCTACACGCTCATAGTGAAGGGTTTCTTCTAAGAATGCCTCGTAGTTACGCAGTCCCTCGATGATTTTTGATTTTTGAAACTCTTTTTCAGTCGGGTAAGCGCTTTTCATCTCATTTGTGTATGTGTAATCAACTAAACCAAAGTTTCTGTTATTTACATTATTGAACAAATGATCACGGACGACTTTGTGAGGTGTTTTAAAATCAGTGAAAGGCTCAATTTCAATATCATAACCATTGAATTGAGTACTGATTTTTTTTGGTGTTGGGTTGAAAACAGCCCAATCCACATTAGATTCGAACGGATTAATTGACATTTATTCTCCTTTTTTAAATTTAGGCAGTAGAATACTACCTTCTTGATTAAATCCTTTTGGAATGAAATGAACCGGCTTTGCTTTAGGCTTGTACTTGTTATAAGGATCAACAAGTCTACCTGACCGAAAATTATCAAAAGCCTTATCCCACAAACCTTTATTTTCTTCGTACATCACGCGCCTGTCTTCTTTTCTGTCTTGAACAAGCTTCTCTTCATGCTTTTTATCTGCCTGGTCAACATGCTTCCACATTTCCTCAGGATCTTTAAACTTATCCAAAAGATCCCAATGAATATTCTTTTGAAGCCAGCCAATATCAGCCGGAATCGGCTCTCTATAGCCTCCGGTCTCTGTCTCTATGACTTTCACCGGACGAATTAATCCAGTGATCCTGTCCTCATGATAAATAGCAAAGCGTTTTAATTTTTTATTGAATGCGACCTTGAGATCGTCGCGAAAAACTTTGAGCATCCTTAGGAATTCTTTAGATACTCTTTGGTTTGTAGAAGTGTATTTATAAACAGATAGCTTCTGCTTAACAATTTCGTCTTTATCCATTGATTTATATTAGATAAAAAATCTAATTCCATCAATAAAAAAAAGGCAGCGCATCGAAACACGCTACCCTTAATGGATTTACTCCAGTGAAGGAGAGTTATACGCTCGGGTAAGCTAAATCAAAAAGTCTAGCTGAAGTGTTCGGAGTTTCGGCTCCAATGTTTACCATGCTCACTGAGTAAGCCACCATTGCGTCCTTACCGTTCCACTTCATGATTCCGCCGCCGAATTGATCTTCATACTTAACATCGTAAAGAACGTATTTTTTAACGTCCGTCATATCGAGCAAGTAAAGCTCATCAAATCCGCAATCGGTATCCTCGACCCATTCAAGATCCATCCAGGTTTTGGTTGCCCGTCCGCCTGCCGAATCAAGTTTCCCATCAACATCAAAACGAAGTTGAGGAACTACGATCTGCATATATTTTCTGAACTGTCTTGGTGAAGTGAAAATCTTGTGAGACGTTGCTGAAACTTCCTTGCCAGACTGTTCCAAAATGTTTGATCTCAAAGATTGAAGCATATCATCAGACAAATTCGCACTGTTCTTATCAAGAGCGATACCATCGAATTCTTGAACGTTTGTTCGGTTGATGTCTTCATAAGTTGTTTGAAGAGTACCGTCATCAGTAACCAGCTTTAATCCTGACAACTCTTTGCCGTCAGTCGGTGCCGCTGTTTTTGTATCAATGTTACCAACAACACGATAAATATCGTCATTGTTAGTCAATGTAACCACTGAATCAACAGTGACCGTCAAAGTGTTAAAATTCACTTTCGTAACTGTTCGATTCGCTTCTAATGTTGAACCGTTGTAGAATGCTAATTTCTGACCTTTTCGGAAGTGCGTAATGATGCCTTCATCAACGATAACACTAGTTGATGCTGTAACCGTTCCGTTGACTTTAGCAATAACACCACTACCGCTTCGATAAGCTTGCTGATTCAACTCTTTTGAGTGATCCTCAATGCCTTTGTCCAAGTTTGTAGTTAAAGTATCCGCAAAAGCAGCACCCTGGCCTTTACCAGCTTGAATCTGATAGTTAGTCAAGTTGACTACTTGTACAGTTTCTTTTGGTAAAATGAGACCATTCTCGCCTGATTGACCGCCGCCATCAGGAAGAGTCTGCCCGAAGTTTATTGCGCCAAGGTTTGCTTGGTTGCCTTCAGTTTCGACTGCAAATTTAAATCCTAAACCTTCTGGTTTTCGACTAGAAGTGCCAAGTTTTGAGTATGTTGTTGCTTTACGATTTACGAGATCTTTCAACCCTTCAGTTGAATACGCAAATTGAAGCGTATAGTTTATATCTGTCATAGTTTTTCCTTTTAAGGAGAGCTTAAAACTTCCAGTCGCCCTTTTCTAGCGCAGCATGAATCATTGCTGATCTTTCTTCTCGCGTTTTAGGAACATTACTCGCATTCGGTATATTCCTTGGAACACTTGAAGGTACATTCTGCGCTGGAGCCGAGACGGTCATTTTCTGGATAGCCGGCTCAAAGATTTTCATTGCTTTGTCATAAGCCTTGTCTAAGTGCTTTGAATTGTAAGTTGTAAGATCTCCACGGCTTTGTTCCAGTAAAGACTTTGCAACTATCTCATCAAATGCACCACGTAATTCATGGGGAATGCTTTCCGCTCTTTTCTCGAAATCGCTTTCATAGCTATTCAAAGAGCTTTCAACGTTTCTCCTATATTCCTTGGCTTTGATCTCATCTAAATCCCTCTTAAGTGATACGATTGGATCATCATTCGTCGCTTGTTGCGGTTTTTCTGTTTTTGGGTTTTTAACCTTTGGATTTCTTGATTTCTCAATCAACCCCTTAAACTCTTCAACAAACTCCGGGCTTTCTTCGGCGAGAGCTTCAAGTGCTGAGAGAACTTGTATTTTCTCCTCGTACTCTTTAATCCTCTCCTCTGATTGCCTGGCCCTATCGTTCACTTCCTTAAATCTAGTGTAAGGAACATCTCCTGGCACCTTATTATCGGCATTTAACGTCTCCGCAGACTGAGCGCCTTCACTCCCGTTAGATTCAATATTTTCGTTAGACTCTATTCCAGAACTGGACGAGTGTTCTTGCGGAAGGGTCTGGCTTCCGTTTTCATTAACGTCCGTATTTTCATTATCCATTAACTTGATTTTAGATTGGGCTTAGTTTTTTAGGAATTAAATTGTTGAACGGCTATTTACTGCGGGCTTAACTCGCCTTGCGCTAGCATCTGCTCAATTTCTTCAGGTGTTGCCGGTGGTTGGTTTTTTGGTGGTTGTGGTGGGTTGTTTTGTCCAGGATCTTCCATTGGTGTTTCCTGAATAAGTTCTTGAGATTCCATCACCTCTTTAGCTTGCATCAACTCTTGAAACTTAGCTTGAAAGACTTGTTTCGAATCGGTGAACTCTGGCTTTTTCATTTCATTAACCAATGCATCCATGTGAATATCAACATTTTCAAAAGGTAAAAATGGCGGAAAATCGTCTTCAGGGAGCTTGTCATCATTGATCTGTTTTAAAACACCAACAACGAAATTGGCTTTGTTTAAATCTTGATTTGTAACCCCTTGGAACTGTCTAACACCGAATTTCTCTAAAAATTTCTGGTTGGCTACTGGGTTTCCTTGAGGACTGACATCGCCTAAAAGCCCCTTGGCTTGAAGATCTAAAAGTTGTTGCTGCTCGACAAGTTTGGATCGTGGGATTGAGGACCCAGCTTCAAATCTTACTGTAAAATTATCTCTTAAGTCAGCGCCAATAAAGTTTTTAATGTCAATCGTGTTTGAGTTTCTGGAAAAATGCTTGATCTTCTCGAAAAAGTCAGGGCGATCTTGAATGTAGTTTTTAGCAATCAGCATCAACTTCTTTTGCTGCCCCTTCTCTAAAAACTTCTCCCAATTTGAATAGTATGGATTGAATTTAGATGCGCTTTGTTCCATCAATAACTGAAGTCCAGTCGCAGTATTAACCCCACTTGGTTGTTCTCCATGCAAAACTAAATTATCACCAGCAATAAAATGAAGTTCATCAAGTAGGCGCTTTCTTTCTTCGTAAATATCTCTCGGCAAACCAATTCCAGGCATTCGCTGTGGAGCTTCACCGGTATAGTAAATATGTAATCCGGGACGCCCGTTAATATACCCCTCCGGAACGTTTGACGCTTTATTTATAGCCCACACTGGGTTTATGTTGCTCATGTTTGAGAGCATGATAAACGAATCAATCCCGTTGATACGCCTTTGTAATGGCACGAGCTGTTCTGCCAGACTGATGCCATGCCACCGGGTTGGACTCTCTAGCCATTTAAAAATCGTGTAAGGATGCCAGGAGTCTTCAACTCTTTTGTCGTAATACGGAGAGTCAGCAACATAAAGAGGTATCCCATTTGCTTCTACGACCATCAATCCGCGTGGAAACGTGCTAGTCGGTGCGATGTAGCATTCAACTAAAACCGCTGTTTCACTTTGAGTCGAGCTAGAGCTTGTCGACCCTGATCCACTAGCATTTAATGTTCTGAGATTTTCTCTATATTGTAAAATTGAATTGTAGTTTTTATCAGATTGAACCTCGTCAGCTCTTCCTGTGTAGCCGTTGCCGTCTCGACCATAGATCATCTTAATCGTCTCAATTGGCGTCACTTTGGCTTCGACAACATACCGGCCGCCATAAATATCAAAATAAACTTCAAACGGCGTGAGATAATCAACTTTAGAGTCTCCGATTGTAATTTCTTCATCGGCTCCAGGGTCTTCAATTGAAGTTGTCTGAGCTGTTGGATCCCAATAATCTTTTCTAAAAACAGTTCCGGCCAAAAGCGCGATCTTGCTTGCCTGATTTAATTTAACTTGCTCGTTATCAAGTTCCCATTTCGTGTCGAGAACAGCTTCACCAACTCTAGCCGCACTTACATCAGCGTCTGAATCTGAGTTTGAAAACACAAGGGCCGTCGGTTTGTTTTTTGTGAATACTGACGCAATCGTCATTATTGTCGGCGCTATTAAATTAGTGACGGGCCTTGGAATAAAATCGTTTACACCGTCAATGACTGGGATTGTAGAGTTAGTTTTTTTATAAGTATCGTAAAAAATCCACTGGTCGCCTTCAAAAAATCTTATATTCTGATCCCATGTGCGGGCGAGTGATGTGATATAGCCATTGTTTTGATGAAACAACGAGTCGACTATTGTAGCGATCTGCTTATCAGCGCCGGTCTTTTCAAAATCTAATTCGTTGATTTTAGAAATTGGTAAATACATTATTTTGGAGTCATTTTAATTTTGACTTTAACTTTCCCGTCTTCTGTTTTTTCCGATGTTTCTTCTCTGTCCATTTCTTCATACTCTTTAGCACTTCTCTTACCGTCTTCTCTAAACCATCGTTTTAGAATCGCAGGCACTTTAGAAATTGTTTTGATGTATTCTGATTTTTGTTCATCAGAGCAGCACGCTTCGATCACAAATCCATTATCAATTTTCTTGATCGTCACATGATCAACACCAGATCCATATTTTCCTAATATCATAAAAACCTCATACCTCTTGGCCCATCATAGAACCGAGAGTTTGATTTAAAACTTTTTCTTTGATCTTTTGCTCTTTGACCATTTCTTGCTCTGCTCTAATGTCAGCCATTGTAGTTTTCTTAGCCCGTTCTTCAGCGATGACTTGATGATGATCTGTGGTCTCTTGCTGTTTAATTTGAGAGTATGTCTTTGAATCAAAGATTGCCATTAGACGATCAATCAGCATTTTGTTTTGCTTGCGCAGATATTCAACCTC